TGATGATTTTGTCCGTGTTTTGCAGTGTCTGTTCGTGCGTGATAGTGTGGCATTATGCCCAAATCACTTGCTCTTGAGTGTGAAGGACACTGATACTATTCGCATACGAAATATTAACGGTGTGGAGTTTGAATTACCCTTCTCGGCTGTAAGACGACAACGCATTCGATCTCCTAGTGGTTATGAGAAGGACGCAATGTTATTGCAGTTTCCCCGGACTTATGTGGGGTCTCATTGTGATATCCTCAAGCATTTCCAAACAATGCCTGAGTTGGCCGCCCGTCGCGCCATGGTGTGCGTCCCCACACTACGACAGTATGCGCGCAACAGTTGTTTGACGATACTTGGCAACTCAGATGCTAGAATGTCAAGTGTCACGTTTGATGCTGGATTGGGTGAGCCTATCCAGATTAGGGACTGTGTGCGTTATTGTCTAAATACCATTAATGGAGATTGTGGAGCACCGATCATATGCAATGAAAATTCTTTCCAGCGTAAAATAGCTGGTATTCACATTGCAGCATCCGTTGATGGATCTGAAGCATTTGGTCAATCAGTTACTCGTGCTGATTTGGAACTGGCCTTAGACAGTATTCATGATTTGGTGGTTAATGATGTTGATGAGTTGCCAAATTTTAAACCATTGGTGGTGGAATTGCAACTGAATAAAGAATATAGCGAGGAAGAGTATCTTGGAATGTCTGGTATTTTATCTCCTGCCATTCATAAGTTTGGTGAATGTACTAAAAATATTTTCGTTCCAAATAAGACCGAGATCCGTGAATCTTGCCTTAACGGCAAGATTTTGCCTCCTATAACGAAACCATCTAAGCTATGGTCAAAAGACGAGAACATTCTGATTAAAAATTTTAAGAAGAATGCAATAAATACGCCTTATATTCCAAAAGTTGAGGTTGATCGCGCTGTGAGTGAGGTTGAGGCTCTGTTGTTGACGAATAGGTCTCCTCGCTTGGCTCGAATTTTAACTTATGAGGAAGCTATTAGAGGGTGTGATGACAGTGAATATATTAAGAGCATTGAAAGGTCTTCCTCTGCTGGTTATCCTTGGGTGCTCGATCGTGAACCGGGTAAACCTGGTAAGACCACATGGTTCGGCTCCAATGAAGATTTCATTTTTAATGATGAGGTGCGTCAGGCCGTGGAAGCTCGCGTAGCACGTGCCAAATTAGGGATAAGAACACCAACTGTTTGGTGCGCTACGCTTAAGGATGAGCGGCGCCCAATTGAAAAAGTTGATGCTGGGAAAACGCGCGTATTTTCCAATGGGCCCCAAGACTTTACGATAGCATATCGTATGTACTTTCTTGGTTTCCAGGCTCATATAATGGAAAATCGTATTTTGAACGAACAATCACTTGGAACTAATGTTTATGGCTATGATTGGACGCGGACTGCTCAGTATTTGCAGCGTAAAGGCAAGAATGTGTTTGCAGGTGATTTTAGTTCCTTTGATGGGACTTTAAACACCAATATCATGTATGCTTTTGTTGATGTAGTCAACAAATTCTACAATGATGGACCTGAGAATGCTCTCATAAGAAGAGTATTATTTATGGAAGTTTATAACTCCATTCAATTATGCGATGGAAAGTATGTGGGTTTGACTCATTCTCAACCATCGGGCAATCCAGGCACGACTGTTCTTAACTCTTTCTACAATAGTGTTAGCATGAGAATTGCTTTCTATAGAAGCGTTAAGGACAAAAATTTTGGAGATCATATTAGTATGGTTTCCTATGGTGATGATAATGTCATCAACATTTCTGATACGATAACTCCTGAGTTTAATCAGTTGATTGCCACTGATGCTTATGCATCCTTTGGTATGATTTATACTGATGAGGCTAAAACAGGTAATATCGTGCCTTTCAGAAGCATTTCTGAAGTCGCCTATTTGAAGCGTAACTTTAGAAAAGTTGGCCCTATTTATAGGGCTCCGGCACCTTTGGAAGTCATTTTAGAGACTCCCAATTGGTACCGCAAGTGCACTGATGCACTTGGTGCAACTCTGGATAATGTAGTTGGCTCTTGTGAAGAGCTGGCCCAACATCCAGAAGAAGTATTTAATAAATACTCGCAATTGTTAATTGATACTACTTATCAAGAGACAAATGAATACCCATTAGTTTACAACTATGCCACTTATAATGATAGGTGGAATCGAGAAATGGGATTCTTAGAATGAACGCAAAGTGGACATCCGTCCCCTAGTTTCTAGTTGCGCATATGATGCGGCTGGGCCCCAGAAGGTCTAGCACATACATATCCGATCACAACTAGTTTATTAGTTAGTGCGAATATGTATATATTCAGGTTTTTGAACCCCACCCACTTTGCGTGGCGTTGGGTTGTTTTCCCCTGAAACGCTTTAAACGAACGAAAGCGCATATATCCG